TTGCATTTATTGCTTGACTTTTCAACCGTGAAGTAATAAGATAAATGCGAAATGAGTGATATAACTCACTTCGCATTTTTAATTTTTATAAGAAATTGATAAATGCGTTAGAGTGAATAATCACTCTGGCGCATTTATTTTTTTGCCTAAAAACAGAGGAGGTGGAGAGCAATGGCAACCAACAAGCGACCGAGAAAAGCGTACAAGCGCATCGGATTCGAGGACAGAAAGAAAATCGAAGCACTGAACGCACAGGGCAAAACAGTAGATGAGATGGCGATGGCAATCGGTGTCCACTCGGCTACCATGTACCGTGAACTCGCCAGAGGTGGAGAACCGTACAAGGCAGAGGTCGCACAGCATTCCATCTAACAGAGAGGAGCAAGTGGAATGGAAGAACTGGATATCAAGACTGCCATACAGATAGCAAAGATACTGGCAGCGGCCCCGGATGAAAGAATCCCCATGATACTGGATGTGTTCAGCAAGGCACAGGTTGATATCAACGGACTTGATGAACTGGCAGAATGGAGAGCACTGAACAAGCAGGCCGCACTGATTGACACAGATGCCTTTGTAACAGAACTGACCAAGGGCAAGGAACTGGAGGACGGAGAATACCGCATCAGAGTTCCAGAGTTTAATCACTTCTGTAGCACAAAGGGAGTGAGTGCCAGATACGCAAGGAAGCACCTGTACGAAAGCGGAATGCTCCGAAGCAGCACTGACAATGGCAAGATCAACTACACTGCTGCACTGCGGTGTATTTGCCATGAAGCTGGCGAATAATTCTGTGGTAGCTTTGGTCTGTGGGTCGCGGTTGCAACTGAAAATGGTGCCCCCCGGCAGGGAAAAAACCCGAGGGGGAGGAGCGAGCCGCCGCAGTAAATCGCTCCGGCAGCAGGACATGAGCCTGCATGAATAGCTGTCGTAATTGGGGTAGGGAACGCAGACCCAAGTAAAACAACAACGGTTCGGAGGCAGATGAGAAACACGCAGAGAGAGAATACCGAGAGCATGGATGCGTGGGTGCGATTTAACACTCGGTAGCGGGGAATGAAAAAGACCGCACTGCAGGCGACTAGTACAGCTACCCCAAAGAATACTCAGGGAGCATGAACGGAACAGTTACTCTTCAAAGCCTTGGAGAACCTGTTCCATGCCAGACCCAAGAAGCCTAGAGAGCATAATGAGGTACTGGTAAAAGTCAAGTAAGTATAAAGGAGAGAGCATATGAAACAGCCAAAGAAACTGACAAGGAATCAGAAAGAGATACTGGTCAAGAAGGGAATGAACCCAGATGACTATATGCTCCATTCAGAGGATGAGAAAGAGATGATCCTCTACAACAGAAAGGAAAAGAGACTGGAAGCAGTCGAGAAGTAAGCAGGAGGTGCATGACGATTTGAAACTCAGTAGGAGACAGAAGCGAATTCTGAAAAGAAAGCTGAAGCGCATAGCAGTGGATGCAGTAGCGGTAATAGTGGGAGCGGGAATGTTTGTTGGATTGTTTATCGCATGGGCAAACGAACCAATGCCGGACTGGAGCGAGTACATAGAGGAAAACCACATAGGCATGGTGCAGGTGGAAGGCTCGGACACATGGCTGACGCAGGAAGAATATGAACAGATATGCAAAGAGCGTGACGCATACAAGGCAGCAGAGCAGGCAGAGGAACAATCCTACTACAACGCAATCCTCCAGAGCATTGAGACACCAGTACCGACAACGACCGCAGCAATCGGCAGTCTGGACTGGGATGCAGATGACTCCTACAGATTAGCGAAAATCGCCATGGCGGAAGCAGAGGGCGAGGACACCGAGGGCAAGGCACTGGTCATACTGGTAGTGCTGAACCGAGTATGGAGCGATGACTTCCCGGATACCATCGAGGGAGTGATCACAGAGGATACCCAGTTCGCAGCATACGAAAATGGAAGATACGACAGGGTAGAACCGGACGCAGACTGCTACCGGGCACTGGAAATGGTGCAGGTAGAACACTGGGATGAGAGCCGGGGAGCGACATACTTCGAGAGAACCACGGATGAAACCACATGGCACAACACCACACTGAAAAAATTATTCACACACGGTAACCACACATTCTACACGGAAGAATAGATGAACGGCCGCAGGAAGGGGAAGCAAGCATGGACAATATAACAATGTCGCTCGGAATTTACTTCGAGGTAAAGGACGCAGAGATATATGGTGGAGAAGGCACAGTCGGATACGCAGCAACGATTGTAGATATTTCACTCAGCGGATTACAGAAGGCTGATTTCACGAAATACGCAGAGAGTCAGAAGGAAGGCATGGCGCAGTTCTGCCACGTCCCGGTTGAAAAGGTAAGAGTAATATCCAGAGACGAATACGAAGAAAACACGGACTAACAGGAAGGAAGTAACCAACAATGAAAATGGCAATGAAGGACGGACAGATACTCATAAGAGAAGCAGACAATGTCCAGTTCACAATCATAAAGAGTTGGGGAAAGATGAAGTGGAGCAGGCAGACGCAGACACTAAGCGGACCGGCTGACATCGAACTGCTGAACAGACTGGCAGGACTGGTAAACTTGCCACTGTCCATCGAAGCAGAGCGAAAGAAGCTGAACGAAGTAATGGCAGCAGTCGACCGAGAACGCATGAACCCGAAGCCAGAGCCACTCATCCCACCGCCAGTCAAGGTGCCGCCATTCACGCACCAGGTGCGAGGATACAATATGGCACTCATGACATTCGGACTGGTAGACCCACCGAAACCAAAGGAGGCGGATAAAAAGTGAGTAAACCTACAAGAGATTATCAGCAGATCATAAAGCAGCTTGAGAACCTGCAGGGCCACTGCTCATCCATGGCCGCACCGAAAGATGCAGAGAAAGTCTGGAAGAACGACACTGATGCACTGCAGGAAGCAATAGACATCATATCTGATTATGAGAAAGCAACAGCACAGACGGCAGAGATGACACAGAAATACGAGATGCCGGAGATGGCGATCAAGAGAGCGGCCGGAATATATGTGTGCCCATTATGCGGGAAAAGAACGCAGGTAGGACATACTCACTGCCACTGGTGCGGGAAGAAGCTGTCCTGGAGCAGAGAAGCGTATGCCGACCGAGACTATCCACATTTAAACAGAGGAGGTGGACGAAATGGCAGAAATTCATAAAGGCTTTGGTCTGCTTTTTGAAATGGGATGCGGAAAAACGCTAACAGCAATCATGATAGCAGGCACGGCTTACCAGATGGGTAAGGTGGAAAAGGTACTGGTGGTAGCACCAACCTCCGTCTGCTCCGTATGGCCCAAGGACTTCGCAGAATTTGCAGACTTTAAGGCAAACATCAAGGTACTGCTTGGAGACAAGAACCGCAGGCTGAAGCTGTTAAACGATCTCGATAACTTCCCATTCAAGGCATTAAAGGTAGCCGTTATCAATTACGAATCCACATGGAGAGAAGGCATCTTTGATGCACTGTATGAATGGAACGCAGACATGATCATCTGCGATGAGAGCCAGAGAATCAAGAGCCACGATGCAGAGCAGTCCAAGGCAATGCACAAACTGGGCGACCAGGCAAAGTACAAACTTATCCTGTCCGGAACTCCGGTACAGAATAATGCAATCGACCTGTATAGCCAGTACCGCTTCCTTGACCCGACAATCTTCGGAACGAACTTCTATCAGTTCCGAAACAGATATGCCATCATGGGCGGATTTAACAGACACCAGATCGTGGGATACAAAGACCTCGACCAGTTAATCCAGAAAGAGCACTCCATCGCATACCGAGTGACCAAGGACGAAGCACTCGACCTGCCGGAGCAGACATTCCTGCAGAGATACATAACGATGTCGGCAAAGGAAAAGAACATCTACGACCGCATCAAGCGTGAGAGTTTCGCAGAACTGGAAAGCGGCGGGCAGATCAGCGCAACGACCGTGCTGACAAAGCTGCTTCGCCTTCAGCAATTCACTGGCGGATTTTTAGTGGCAGACGGCGAGGAAAAGCCAGAACTGGTCAGCAAGGGCAAACTGAACGCACTGGAAGAAATCGTGGACGATTATGTGGTGGACGCAGGAAAGAAACTGGTAATCTTCGCACGTTTCAGACCGGAGATAGACATCATCGGGCAGATGCTGAAAAAGAAGAAACTCCGCTACGGAGAAATCTATGGAGATGTGAAACTGGAGGACAGGGGCGACATCGTCAAGGACTTCCAGACGAACCCGGAAACGATGGTATTCCTTGCACAGATCGATACCGCAGGACTGGGAATCACACTCACGGCCGCAGACACCTGTGTGTATTATTCGGTCAACTTCAACTATGCAGCATATAGTCAGAGCCTTGCCAGAATCCACCGTATCGGGCAGAAGAATGCCTGCACTTATATCCACCTCATCACAGAGGGAACGATAGACGAAGTGGTGCTGAAAGCACTGGCAAAGAAAGAGGATCTGGCGAAAACAGTCGTAGATACATGGAGAGATTATTTTTAGGAGGAATGGCATGAAACAAGAAAACAGAATCAACAATCCAAAGCCATGGATATTGCAATTGTTTTGCAGGCACAAGGGAGAATGGTTCAGAAAGCAGGAGCAATTCTTCCACTTAGGTGGAGAAACTCAGTACAAAGTATGTACAAAATGTGGAAAACTTCTCGACACAAGATTTGTGCCGAATTTTGATGGCAGTTAGGAGTACGACATGGCAGGCAGGCGATGGACAGATGAAGAACTAATCCTCCTCGAAGAACTGACAGAGAAGTCCCCACTGGAAACAGTGGCAAGGCGACTGAACCGAACCAAGGAAGCAGTGTTCCTAAAGAGACAGCGAATAGGGATAGGCGGATACATGGCAAACACAGATATGCTGACCAGAAACACCGTCTCCAAAATCCTTGGGATAGAAAACCGCACCCTGCAGTACTGGGAGAGAAAAGGTCTGAAAAGCTACCGGAAGCGACCATATGTGATGTACCGACAGGAAGATATCATCAGATACATGAGGGAACACCCAGAGGACTGGAATGCGGCCAGAGTTACCGATGACACAATGTTCATGCGTTACGACTGGTACAAGGAAAAAAGGAAAACTGACATATCACACAAATACAACTGGACGCAGGCAGAAGTTCGAAGGATGCACTACCTCAGACATGAAGGGTATTCCTTAAAAGAAATCGCAGAAATGATGAACCGCTCGGAATCGAGCATAAAATACAAACTTTACAGGAGGAGCAACAATGGCAGCACTTGATGCAAAGACAGTAAACGCAAAGAGCGTGGAAACGGTAAAACTGAATTGTATTCAGAAAGTCAGCTCTACCAACAATAAAAGACTGTGGCAATTGAATAAGGCATACACGGATGCGGAACACGACCTTCGACTAATGGAACAGATTGGTGCGATTACAAAAAAAGAAGTAGATGACACCATGGATAAAATGAGATTTCACTATGTCGAGCAGGGTCTGAAAATGAGGGATGGGTATGAAGATTGATATTTTCAACGCAGAAGAAAAATACGACATCCTCTACACGGACCCACCGTGGCAGCAAGGCAGGGGCGGAAAGAAAGCGGCCAGACCGAACAGTACCGGAACAACAGTACCATACGAGACAATGGACGTCCCCGGAATTATGGAACTGCACCGCTATGTCACAAACGAACTCATGAATGAAAAGCATAATATATTCATGTGGACGATAGACAAGTACCTGCCGCAGACAGAGGAAATTATGGGCCTGCTTGGATATAAACTCCACGCAAGGTTGATATGGGATAAGGGCAACGGACCGGCACCCGCCTACACGGTACGATTCGCACATGAGTACTTGCTCTGGTTCTACAAGAAGGGAAACATTATCCTCCCGGACAAGGACGAGCGTGGAGCATTTTCCACGGTACTCAGAGAGAACAGCAAAAGGCATCACAGCCAGAAGCCGGAATGTGCCTATCAGATGTTAGAAACATTATTCCCACAGGCAAAGAAACTGGAACTCTTCGCAAGGACGGAGCGTGACGGTTGGGACCAGTGGGGAAATGAATTATAAAACCAAAGGAGGAGCAACGACATGGAAACAGTAATGACACTGGACGACAAAGTCAGAGCCTATAAGGTACTGCTCGACAAGAAGGATGAATTAGCAGAGCAGACCAAGGCGAACAATGAGGAACTCAAAAATCTGGAACAGGAAATCGCACAGCAGATGGTAGATGAGGAAAAGCCGGATACTACGGTGGACGGTTTCAAGTACAGTCTGCAGGAGAAAACGAGATACTCCAAGATTTCAGAAGAAAAGCTGATGGAAAAAGGCTTGGTGTTCTTCGATGTTTTGAGAGAGCAGGGATTCGGACACCTCATCACGGAAAGAGTAGATCCACGAACCCTCGACTCTGCGATGAACAATCTGGCGGCCGAGAACGATGGAGAACTGCCGGAAGAAATGGCGGAGGTACTCTCCGTTTATTCGGAACTTAAGGTATCCAAGAGAAAAGCCAACACCAAGGCTCTGAACAGAGCAAAGAAAGCACAGGAGGTATAAAGATGGACTACGAACAGATGGAAATTGACATCACACTGGAAAGTGACCGTGACCTTAAAGAGAATATGCAGGCGACTGCCAAGTTCGCACTGGGGCAGATTATGGAGTATCAGCACCCGACCAAGGTAAAGAACCGCCATGAGGGATACGGCATCGCAGCGGAGGGATATGCGTCCCTGCAGGGCAAGATGAAATCCACCAAGACGGATATGGATGACCTCTTAAAACTCCTGCCGAATGGAGACGGCGATGTCCTCAATGTAATCGGCAGCCTTTACAATTCAGCGGTTGAGGTAGCTGTGGAGTCCATCAAACTGGCAGCGCAGGCACAGAGGATCATGGACGACCTCTACTACGGAGAGAGCGGAAAGCCGACACCGATGGAAGAATACATGGACGAGCAGGAAGCAGGAGCGTCAGAGGACGATGGCTTCGAGGAAGCAGACAATAACAAAGAAGATGTAGAGGAAATGGAGGAATAAGACATGGCAAAGAATGAGGTAGCAACAACGGATAAGAAGTTTGAACTGGTCACGCTGACCGGAGAATTGGCGGAGGCGATTGCAGAGGAAATGGACGGACTGGGAAGTATCCCATTCGAGAGGGCAAAGATTCCGAGCGGTGGTGGTCTGGCATTTGAACTTCCGGGAGAGACAGAGGACGAGCCTGTGATGAGCACGGAACTCACAGGAGTAATCCTCCACCATCATCCGGTAAACGCATACTGGGCAGAACAGTACAGTGGCGGAAACGAGCAGCCGGACTGCTCAAGTTATGACGGAAAGCAGGGAGTGGAACGTGAGACAGGAGAAATCCACGACTGCAGCAAGTGCCCGCATAACCAGTTCGGAAGTGCCGGAGCAGGAAAAGCCTGCAAGAACATCCACAGATGTTACATCCTGCAGGAAAGCAACCCTGTACCGATTATCCTCGCATTACCACCGACCTCTCTGAAATACATCAGAGATTACATCGGCAAGCGAATCCTCCTCAAAGGACTCCGCTGCTACGAAGCGGTAACCAAGATCACGCTGAAAAAAGAAAAGTCAGCAGACGGCATTACATATTCCAGAGCGGCCTTCACATTTGTTAGTAAGCTGACGGACGAACAGAAAGCCGAAGCCAAGGCAATGGCGGAGAATGTAAAAGCCATGGCAGGCAATATCCCGGAAGTAGACGAAGCAGACTACAGCACCGGAGCCGCCGTGGATGCGTCAGAGTTTCAGAATGTAGACGGAGACGCAAATCTGCCGTTCAACTAAGGCAGACCAAGCCAGGAGCGAAAACGCTCCTGGTATTATCCAAAGGAGGCACAGTATGCAGATATTATTTGATAACTGGACCGGCAGATACGATGACGAATGCTTAATGCCGGGAGATATCGTGGAAGCGGCTATGGTTTACAACTTTAGAGAGAACGCAGGAAACCAGACGGATACTATGATTCGGATGGGCGAGGTTGCAGACATTGTATGCAACAAACCAATCTATGACACCATATACAAAGAGAACAGATACTCACCATGGAAGTACGCAGGACAGTGCTATCCGGGAGAGTTACAGAATAGAAATCCGGCACTCATGCCGATGTGCTATATCTGCAGCAGATACAGGGCAGATACCAGAGAAGAACTGGAAGAAAACATCAGAGTGGCGAAGTGGGCAGCAAACAAGGTAGTCAGCGAAGGTAAGATACCGATTGCACCACACCTTTACTTCCCACGATTTATGGATGACTCCATCGCCGAGGAGAGATACTTCGAAATGGAAGCAGGAAAGCGTCTGATGATACAGTGTAAAGAATTCCTCGTAGTGACCGTAGATAATATGATCAGCAAGGGAATGGATGAGGAAATCTACTACATGACAAACAGACTCATGATGCAGGGCAGGTCAATCAATTTCACAAGGCTTGAACTGGAACAGGTAATACTTAGTAGATTGGAGCGATAATATGCAGCAGGCAGCGGAGGTCGATTTAGACCGTCTGGTAGATTATAAAACTGAATACTGCTCCGTTATCAAAAAGCACAAGATCACAGGCGACAACCTCACAGGTCTGTGTCCGTTCCATGACGACCGTGCCAATTCATTCTCGGTAGACTTAAAGACCGGAATGTGGCACTGCTTCGCAGAGGATGAGGGCGGAAACTTCGTCACATTTTATGCAAAGCTGAATGGACTGGATACCAAGGAAGCCTATAAGCAGATACTGGAAAAGTATGGAGCATTGAATGAGCCGCAGGAGAAACCAAAAGAGAAGAAACCAGGACTGGATCACTACACCGTGTCCCAGTATTCATTCGAGAAGCGTCTCCCAGAGGACTGGCTGAAAGAGCAATGCTGCCTGCAGACAAAGAAAGACCGAAACGGAGTCCAGTATTTATACATACCATACTTTGATGCAGAAAGAAATCTGGCACTGCACCGCAAGAGATACGGCGGAAAGCAGTTCCGGTGGGAATATGGAAAGACAGACAGGCTGTGTATGTATGGATTATGGCAGATAGAAGCCATAAGGAATATCGGATATGCAGTACTGGTCGAGGGCGAGAGCGATTCCCAGTCCATGTGGTACATGGGAATCAGCACACTCGGAATACCGGGAGCGTCCATGATGCGGGCAGACTGGGCAGGAGTCCTGCAGGATTTGAAACTTTACATCCATGTAGAGCCGGACAAAGGCGGGGAAGCATTCCTCGCAAAAGTCACAAGGGCACTTCGGGAAGGAAAGTTCGTAGGAGAAGTATACAAATGGAGCTGTCGGACACTCGGATGTAAGGACCCATCGGAAGTTTATATGAAGTATGGCAAAGAGGAAGCGGCCGAGAAGATTCGAAAAGCAATCAGCAACGCAGAGCAGATAGACATCGAGGAAGATAACATCCCGGAAGCGGTCGAGGGAGCGCCTGTGAACTTAAGACAGCCGGAAGGTTGGATTTATTCAGAAAAGGGAATCAGTGTGATCGATGAAAAGAAGTACGCACCAGTCATGGTATGCAGAACCCCGATCATTATCACGCAGCGACTGCGGAGCATGGAAACAGGAGAGGAAAAGATAGAGGTAGCATTCAAGAGGGATGGGCAGTGGCACAAGGCAATCTACCCACGAAGCACCATCTTCACATCCAGAGCCATCACAGCACTGGCAGACTTAGGATGCACCGTCACATCGGAGAATGCAAAGCACATCGTAAAATTTTTGGCGGCACTGGAAGCCGAGAACATAGACATCATAAAGAAAGCAGACTCCACAAGTACATTCGGATGGCAATCCGGAAAGCGGTTCGTGCCGGGGCATGACAAGGATATCGTTCTGGACATTGACCCATCGCAGAGGGGCATGGCAGCGGCATACTGCCAGAACGGAACAATGGCGGACTGGCTCAAAATGATAAAGCCACACCGAAGCAGAGACAAGTTCCGGTTCATATTGGCGGCCAGTTTCACAGCACCGCTCCTGCGGATCATAAAGCAACGAATATTCTTCGTGTACAACTGGGGCGGTTCAAAAGGCGGAAAGACCGCAGCACTTAAGGCAGCACTCTCCGTATGGGGCGACCCGGAAAGACTGATGGTAAATTTTAATGCAACGCAGGTAGGCTTGGAGAGAACCGCATCCTTTTACTGCGACCTTCCGCTCGGAATTGATGAGCGACAGTTGGCAGGAAATAACCAGAACTCACTGGAGAAAATCGTGTACATGATCGCCAGTGGTACAGGAAAGATACGAGGTGCAAAGAGCGGCGGCATCCAGGCAACACAGACATGGAGAACCGTGGCACTGGCAACCGGAGAAGAACCACTATCAACGGAAACATCGCAGACAGGTGTCAGCACCCGTGTGCTTGAGATATATGGCGGACCGTTTGACGATGAAAGAGAAGCCTCCATCATGCATCAGCAGTCTGGAATGAACTGCGGATGGGCGGGGCCGGCTTACATCGGAATGCTCATGCACACAGACGAAAAGAGCATCACGGACAAATACGATGAAATGATGCAGTATGTGTACCAGATCAGCCGGGGAAAGAGCGGAAGCCACATCGCAGGCATAGCAGCGGTGGCACTGGCAGACGCAATCATCGACACTTGGATATTTAATAACGGAGAATGGCTGAAACGGTACGAAAATGGAGAATTTGATACGGAATCAGCCAAAAACAATACGGAATGTCTGCAAATCGATCCGATTTCATGGGAAAGAGCCAAAGAGATGGCAAAGAACATCCTGCAGGAGCAGATGAACGCAGATACCGGAGATGTAAACGAGAATGCCACGCAGTACATCGTGGACTGGATACTGTCAAACAAGGACAGCTTCGGGGAGAAAGCATTCGGAACGTGCCTTGGCATGATCCAGAACAAAAACGCATACATCTTCCCATCCATGCTGACGCAGGCACTCACGAAAGCAGGGTACTCATCCAGAAAGACACTGAAATATCTGGCAGACAAGGGTCTCATCGGAGTATCAGTCCTTAAGGATGGCAGCACCAAGAACTCAGTAACAAAATGGTTCAACAACCGAAACTGTCGCTTTGTGGAATTCCACCTGGGCGACCTCGCAGAGGAAAAGGACCCATTGATGGAGGAGGAAGAAATCGCAGAGCAGATGAAACCGCAGCAGATGAGCCTGCCGGGAACATCGGACGGATGGCAGACCATACCCGATGAGGAAGCAGATAAGCTGCCGTTCAATTAGTCACAGAAATTGCGATTTAGTCACAAAAACCATGGAGCAGAAAAAATTGTGTGACTGAAAATTGTGTGACCAAAATCGCCAAAAAGTTATAAAAAACCTTAAAAAACCGCACACCTAAAATTAGGTGTTTAGTTAGGTGTTCGGTTAGGTGTTTAGTAAAAAACCCAGTAAAATCAAGGCTTTTAATAACATCTAAACACCTAAAACACCTAAATCACTATTTTTATTGTATTTACGGAAAATTGTGTGACTGCATGAAGGCTTAGTCACAGAAATCACTAAAAAAACATGGTGTATATCAAAAATTAGGTGTTAGGTGTTTAGTAACCCCGACAAAGCCAGTAAAATCAAGGGTTTCACAGTGAACACCTAAATGAACACTTAGGTGTGCGGTGGAAAAATCGGGGCATTAGGTGTTCGGAGAAAGAAAGGGTGGTGCGAATGGACAACGAGAGCAATCCAAACGATGAAGAAAAACTGAAATCGTTACTGGAGACACTGAGGAAGAATGATGAAAAAGTGCCAAAGGAACTCCTTCGGACAAAGTACAAAAAGCCGTACCGGGAACTGAAGGAAAGCATCAAGGAAATGGCAGACCGGATGCTGAACGGCAGAATCCGAGAGGGAATCGTCATAAAGACGGATGAAGCCGGGCAGGTTCTCATTAAGCAGATCCAAACAACGCTCGATGAGAAAAGGAATGCAGGAACAGGAAAAGAACTCGGCAGGGCACTCTACAAAGAATACAGTCTGGAAAAGTTCCTGCAGATTGTGGAAGAAATCAGAACCGCAATCTGGAATCTGTGGATACCTTACTGGCAGGAGCACTGTTGCTTATATGCAGCACCGGAATGCTTCGAGGAAAACGGACCGCCACCGAAGATTTACAACGATTTGACAAAAGAGTTCCTTGTAGACCAGGAACAGAACATCTGGGAGAAGAAACCAGAGTGGGAATCAGAACAGAGAATGATCATCACAGCCGGAGCGTGCCACATTCTGGCTGAGGGATTAAAGAATAAGGAGGAAGCAGATGGGATGCAAAGCAGCGATACCAACAGATGAGTACCACGGATGGGAGTGCGAAATAACAGAGGGAGCGTGTATGTTTTTACACCCAGACAGTAAAAGATGTGCCAAAGAATACGGCGAAGGGCCAGATGCAGTAGAACAGGAGGAGCAAAACAATGGATAACAGACAGGCAAACATCAACAGATTTGAAGCAGAGATGACAAAGGTAACAAGAGACGGAGTGGACAAGCTGATGGCATTTATCAGAAAGAGTGATATGTACGCAGCACCTGCAAGTACCAGATTCCACCTTTCAGTGACAGGCGGACTGCTGCAGCACTCACTCAATGTACTGGATGCACTGAGGGCGAACCTCACAAAGAACGATGACGGCACATACTCATACGAGGTCGCAGGAGTTCCGGCAGCCAGAGTGACAGAGGAAAATGTGATCATCATGGCACTACTCCATGACATCTGCAAGACCTACTTCTACACAACGGAAATCAGAAACCGCAAGGTCAATGGAAAGTGGGAGCAGTACGAAGCATTCGCAGTGGACGACAAGATTCCATACGGTCACGGAGAAAAGTCTGTAATGATGATCGAGGAATATATGAAGCTTCAGCCAGTAGAAAGATATGCAATCAGATGGCACATGGGATACACCGAAGCCGACACCTTATCATTCAACAATGCAATCGACAGATACCCGATGATCTGGGCACTGCATTCCGCAGACACACAGGCAAGTCACTTCATGGAAAACAATGAGGGGAACAAGCTGGCATACGCAGACAACGGATCAGCGGAATACGCAGATCAGCCGACCATGCAGGAGGCAACCGCCCCAGTATTTGAGGAGGCGACACCAGTATGAGCATGATGGAACTGCTGTCCCAGATGAGAGAGCGAGCCAGAGCCAAGAAGCAGCGCAAAGGAAGCCTGCCGTGGTTTTGTATCATTCTTTCGGACAAATGCGTAGAGCCGGAAAAACCCTGTACTGAGTGCAGGGTTTACGAGGAACATAAAGAAGAAATCGAAAAGGAGATGGAGAGACATGATCATCAAGATTGAAGCAGTACCGAAACTGGTAGTGGAAGATGGAGTAGAGAAAGTCGTCATGGGAGAAAACAATCAGCCAGTGTGGGATAAAGAAAGAGCACTTATCACAACCAAGGGCGGCAATTACCGCAGAATCGTCACACTCACAGACGAACTGGCGGCAGAGGTGGTAAAAGGACACCGATACTTCAATGCAGTAGAGAAAAACGGAAAACTCCACATCACAGGGAGAGTGTCCGCCAGATTTTAAGGAGGCAGACGATGACAGCAAAGAACGCAGAAGGGTATCCAGACCCAACAGCAGAGGAAGCAATCCGCCATGTAATGCGTGGCGGAAAACTGGATTATACCTCCTTCAGAACCTATGAGGAATTGCAGGACTACACCATAGAGCATAACAAAGGCATAAGCACCAGGGAAGCGGCCGACAAATTCATCCGGGAGAAGATGCCAAAGGAAAGTTACTTCCAGAAGAAAATCCTTGACTGGATAAAGGATAACGCACCAAATGCCATCGCATGGAAAGAAGCAGCAGGCCCGTACTCCAGACAGGGAATCCCAGACATTACCTGCATCATCAATGGCAGGTATTACGGATTCGAGGTCAAGCGGCCATTTATTGGGGTGCTGAGTAAGATGCAGGAACAGACCATAAAGCAGATCCGCAGGGCAGGCGGAAGGGCGGAAGTTGTCACTTCAGAAAAGGAAGTAGCAGAAATCCTGCTGCCGGAACTGACACAGAAATAGCAAGGGAGCAAACAGAATGAGAGTAGCAATCGAACCGAGAAAATCAATTGACCGTGGCGGATATTACTGTATGCCGCTGAAGGTAAATGTGCCGACAGGACGCAAGGACTGGAAGCTGACCAAGTGCCCGGAGTGCGGTGCACAGTGTTGGGAACTGCCACTGGCAGAAGTAGCCAAGGCGCAGGGAGCAAAAGGACTATGCACTATGTGTGCTTTAAAGAGGGGAGTGGGTGGAAGATGAGAGTAAAAATAAAGCCAGTCAATGACATAGCGGTGTCTGATGAACACATCAACATCATAATCCTTAAAAAGCCAAAGCGCAGATATAGACAGATTATCAAGGCATATTACAGAAGAATGCAGAAGAAGGAAGTGAAAGAATCGTGAAAGCAATAACAGTATGGCAACCATGGGCAACGCTATTGTCGACTGGGCAGAAACATAACGAAACACGGTCATGGAAAACAAGCTATCGTGGAGAAATCCTCATCCACGCAGCCAAAACAGACCACAGTGGAATCCTGCTACATATCCCGATGGAAGAATTGAAGCACTTCCAGGACGCAGGTGTAGTAAATAAACTACCAACAGGAGCAATCATCGGGAAAGCAAATCTCGTGGATTGTTTCCAGATCGATGAAGCCTATCGGAGAAAACTGCAAAGAGAGAATCCGGCAGAGTTAGCATTCGGAGATTATACCATCGGCAGATACGCATGGGTAATGGCAGATGCAATATTATTCAATAAGCCAATTCCGGCAAAGGGAAAGCAAGGACTGTGGAACTGGGAAGGAGGGATACAGGATGGACAATGAGAATAAGTGCTGCGGCACCTGCTACTGGCACAAAAAATGTTGTGGAGAGTTTCAGTGTTTCAATGAGAGTGCAGAAGGCTTCGCATTAGAAACGGCATACGATGACGGCAAGGATTGTGAAGAATGGGAGGAGCGATGATGGAGCAGAAACCATTGACAATCGAAGAATTAAAGGAAATGGCAGGACAGCCAGTGTGGTGTCCGGATGAGGAAGCATACGGAATCGTGATGTGCGACAAAATCGGGCAATGGGCAGGAATTCCGTTCTTGCACGGAGTATGGTACAGCGATGATGACGGAGTGGGTGTGGAATTTAACCACAACATCATCGGGCGAAAGTTGAAATGCTACAGAGTGATCAGCGAGAAAGACGTCCCGAAACCGCTAAAGCAGAAATCGGATGCATTCGGAGATACCACGATGGTCTGCCCGAACTGCGAAAGCGCAGCCGTTATCAATCCATACAGAAAAGGCAAGGAATTATATCCGCACTGTCCATGGTGCGGGCAGAAATTAAAGGAGGAATCAGAAGCATGATCAATGCAAAAGATGTAGAAAATCTGACAAAAGCATATTTGCATTCGTTCAACACTGCACTGAACGAAACACACAATCCAAGTCTGGCGGGGCAAGCGGCAGCAACGGTATTGATGTCAATATGCAGTGTAATACTGCCGAGAGAACAGCAGACCGCAAGCCCATTGGAAGCACTCATGGCCGCAGTAATGCACAATGCAGTGGAAGCGAAGAAAGGAGCAGAAGGCGATGATCCTGAGAAAAAAGATGAGAAAGCAGACGAAGATATTCAAAAAGGCAATTAATGCAAAGTGGGCATTCTACTGGGCAAAGTTCATGACAGAAGCAGCGACCATCTGCAGGAAGTACACGCATGAGGTAATCGAAGGCAAGGGAACGGATCATGAATATACACACCCCTCATGCGATGGCTGCCCATTCAATGTAGAGAAGTTCGGAGAGCATAAGATATGCGGGTGTATATTGAGCGCACCGGACGACTGGGATGAGCCAAAGGTAATCGGTCATATCGTCCGCACAATAATCCATGAAATGGCAGGTGGTAAGAAATGAAGAAGGTACAGAGACAGATCCTCGAAAATCAGTTAGCAATCATGGAGGCACTTAACTACCTAATGATGCCACAAAGACCGAAGCAGAAAGAATATTGGCTTAACGAAGCCAGAGCAGAGATAGATATCAGACGCAGAGAGACTGGGATACTGATATCAGAGGACAACAGAAAAAAGGGCATAAAAGCGAGAGACGGTAGATTAATATTTACAAGACAGCCGCTTGGGGAGGTGGTTCGATAATGGCAAAAGGAAAACCAAAGCGCAAGCCATTCGGGATGAATTCCAGTCTGGCGGATGCAACACAGGTAATGAGACAGCTTCCGGTGTCGGCAATGCTATCGTCCATTGAAATGCAGATTAATATCCTGCAGGAGCGTGGAGTAGAGATACGAGACTGGGAGAACAAAGACCGGGTACTTAAGCAGGTAAGAATACTCGGCGGAAAAGCATACTTCCTTGCGGAGGACAAACCCAGGGATTAGAAAGAAGGAAAACTATGACACCAGACAGCATGGCAAATGAAGTAGAAGAACAAAAACTGCTTCTCAAACAGTACCTCGGACAATATTATTATGCCAAGATGAAAAAGAAGCAGTTGGAAGCCAGACTTCGTACTTTCAGAGAAAATATGCTCGGCACAAAGGGGATGCAATACTCCCCAGTGCCACGCAGCCAGACCAACAGCGTAGGAGACGGACCGGCAACGCAGGTCATCCGCGCGATGGAGATCGAGGACAGAATCGAATCACAGAAAGCAGAGATGGCAAAGACCATGCTGAATGTGATGAAGATCATGGATTTTTTACCAACGGATTCCACGGAACGAAGCATACTGGAATACAGACACATTGACTGTTTGAGTTGGAAGCAGGTGTGCAAGGAAGCAAACATGACAAGGACTCCTTGCAACAAATACTACAACGCAGGAATTGACAAGCTGCTTACATACAAAAAAGTACAGTCAATTTTACAGGAATTCGCCTCCTCCCAAGAACCCTCAAAGCCTTGAAATTGCTTGACTTCGGAGTAGGGGGGGGGTAGAATTGTACTGACAAAATAGCTTATTGTCAGATGATAAATTCTACCCCTTAAAAGGAGGAGCAATATGGGATTGAAAGATTACACAGATACAAAAAACGGGCCGCAATTGGCGGTATTAAAACACGCAGTCATCGGAGACAGAATCGGAGAGGTTAAGATAGAAAAAGGCTTCCTAAAATTCAAAGGAACGATGACGGACAAACATACCAAGGAAGTGCATCATTGTACCATGGCAGGATGCGACTGTGAAGATTATAAGAAAAACAAGCTGCCATGTGTGCATATGTACAAACTGGCATTGGAGTACGGAATGTACAAAGACATTCAGAAACGAGGATTTGCAGGAAAACTGGCAGGACTGAGTGATGAAGCCTTCGCCTATTTTGAAAGCGCAATGTATGGCGGATACTACGATAAAGAGAGAGACATCGAAGATGGATCATGGGAAAAGATAACTCAGAAGATTAAAAGCGAATTATCCAGAGAAGGACTACTGGAATTTCATCGTGGATATTTTGTATTTACGAACCATGTCCAGAATGAAATCATCGGGTATATCCTGGCGACTTTTTCAGACCCACGCAGTATAGAGCGTAGAAAAAATCAGTAAAAATAATCACGGAAATATCAAGCTGGAAATTTTACTGGGAAAAATTCCGCAAAAGAAAAAAAAGAACATCGAAAATTCAAGCCGACTTTTGGAAATCCACATTCGGAATCCAAGGGCCGGCTTTTACTGTGTGTGCAGAACGGATCATAAATACCAAACCTAAAAAATAGGGCACGCATATAGGGAGTGTATAAGGCCCACATATAACACACCCATATATGGGGCAGGTATTATGCCCAGAAAAAAGACAGGAAAAGCACAGAGGTACAGGGGCGCACCGTAGCACACACCCACAGGGGTAGGGAGAGCAGGGGCAGGACGCACCCACACACCACAGCCACAGCACTACGCAGACGCACCACAGGCAGGGCAGGCAAGGCACAGGGCACACCACAGGACAGGGGCACAGCACCACACAGAAGCACAGCACACAGAAGAAAGCACAAGAGAGTACACAAGAGTACATCGAGGTGTGCTATAGTAGTAGCGTGGAGCACAAGGGGACAGACCACACGGTCACACCCAACCACTCCACTTGCTCCCCTCAGAGAGGACATGGCACAAGGCATCAGAGCCTGCGCTGTGTCCTCTTTTGCGTGCAGGCGGGGCACGGCATCGCCGTAGGTACTACCCAGACCCAAAATGCAATGCGGGGCGAGGAAGGCGCGGCTTTTTTGCCGATAAAATAAAAAAAATTTTAACCATTTCGTTACGCAAAGCGGGAAGGAGGCTTGGAAATGGACCAGAAACTGAGAACTGAACGCAGGAAACTGGCTGACTTAAAGGCAGCAGAATACAATCCAAGAAAAGCACTGACCACGGACGATGCGGAATACCAGAAAATAAGGCGGAGCATTGAAGAATTCGGATACGTTGACCCCATCATCATAAACGAGGATGGAACTATCATAGGCGGCCATCAGAGGGCAACCGTCCTCAAAGACCTCGGATACCAGGAAGTGGACGTGGTCGTGGTGGCTCTGGACAAGCAGAGAGAGAAGGCTCTGAACATCGCACTGAATAAGATTACAGGCGAATGGGATGAAGTGAAGTTGAAAGACCTCCTGCTTGACCTCGACCTCGGAGATTACGACATATCACTGACAGGCTTCGAGCAGAACGACCTCACGGAACTGGTGGACAAACTCGCTATCGAGCCGGAAGCAGTGGACGATGACTTCAATGAGGACGAAGCACTGGAGCAGGCGGAAGCCGAACCAGTAACCAAACTCGGAGATGTGTGGCTACTGGGCAGACACAGGCTCATGTGCGGAGACAGTACATCGCAGGATGACATGGCGGTTCTGATGAATGGAGAAATCGCAGACCTTGTCGTCACTGATCCGCCATACAATGTCAACTACGGAGACAAGGCAGAGATGCTCGATGAGTACCTCCCTGCCAAAGGACACCGCAACATCAATCACATCAAGAACGATAATATGGACAACCAGAGTTTCTATTCGTTCTTACTGGCAACCTACCAGAGTGCCTATGAATTTATGAGAGCCGGGGCAGCAATCTATGTATTCCACGCAGAGAGTACTGGGCACATATTCAGACAGGCATTCCTTGACGCAGGACTGAAACTGGCCCAGTGCTTAATCTGGGAAAAGAACACATTCGTCCTCGGCAGACAGGACTACCAGTGGAGACACGAACCGTGTCTGTATGGATGGAAAGAGGGTGCGGCGCATTACTTCATCAATGACAGGACACAGGATACCGTCATTCTGGAAGATGATATAGATTTCAGTGCCATGAAGAAAAACGAACTTGTGGCATATCTGGAAGAACTCCGCAGGAAAAACAGAGATCAGACCTCTGTTATTTACGAGAACAAACCGACAAGGAATGACATACACCCAACCATGAAGCCAATCGCACTGGTCGGAAAATTCATAACCAATTCCAGTAAGTCCGGATGGAATGTACTGGATCTGTTCGGTGGAAGCGGCAGCACCCTCATGGCCGCAGAGCAACTGGGAAGGACGGCATTCATCATGGAACTGGATGAGAGATTCTGTGATGTGATCGTGAAACGGTGGGAAGATTACACCGGACAGCAGGCAGTCCGAATCCCGGCAGAGGATGTAAAGTAGAATGGCAGAGGAACAGCAGGGCGGCTTCTACCGTGTAGAGGTCATCGCTTCTCTGTTCGGAGTAACGGTGCGAAGGGTGCAGCAGCTTACTCAAGAGGGCATCATATCAACAACCAAGACCAAAGAGGGGAATCGGTATGAATTAGCACCTACCATTCAGAGGTATGTCAAATACCTTTCAGACAAGGCATACGGAAAAAGCAAGTCCGAAAAGGAAGCCGAACTGAGGGAACAGAAACTGCAGGCAGAGATCGCCCTCAAGGAATCCCAGGGAGAAATGCATAGATTAAAGACAGAGATCGCATCGGGGAAGTATATCGACATCGAGGAAGTGAAGATGGACTATAGCCGATTTTTTGTTTCATTCAAAAAGTTTGCATTATCCCTGCCGAGCCGACTATCCGGCAGAATCAGCGGTCACTGCGACCCGATGGAGATTCGCTCGATAGAAAAGGATCTGAACGCAGAAATCATCCGGTTATTAAACAGCTTTGTGGTGGCAGGCTGCACACCGGAAGAAATGGAAAAGAAAAAGCGTGGCAAGAAATCCGTATCGTAGATACGAGGTCACAGAATACCAGAAGGAAGCCTTAAAGTTCCTACAGCCACCAGAGGACATCACGGTATCGGAGTGGGCAGATAAGTACAGGGTACTGGATGCCAAGACCTCTGCAATGCCGGGACCATGGCGGACAGAACACACCCCATACCTTAAAGGCATCATGGATGAGTTCAACAATTATGAGACAGAGGAAATCGTCTACGTGAAGCCTACGCAGGTAGGTGGAACAGAGTGCCTCCAGAACATGGTAGGTTACATCGTCCAACAGGACCCTGCGCCGACCATGATCGTATACCCGACAGATACGCTCGCCAAATCCATATCGGAGAACAGACTGCAGCCGATGTTCAAAGCGGCACCGGAACTCCGAAAGAGGTTTGATGAGAACTCGCAGTTGCAGGAATTACAGTTTGATGGAATGTATCTGACACTGGCAGGCTCGAACTCCCCATCAAGCCTTGCGAGTAAAGCAATCCGATTCCTGTTTCTCGATGAGGTGGATAAATATCCGGGGGCATCCAAAAAGGAAGCCGACCCGGTCAGTCTGGCAAGGGAACGAACCAAGACATTCCACAACAGGAAGATATTCATCACAAGCACACCGACACTGAAAACAGGGCATATCTGGAAAGCCAAGGAAGATGCAGACATAGAGAAGCACTACTTCGTTCCATGTCCGCACTGTGGGGAATACATCGAACTCAAGTGGAAGCAGATACACTTCCCAAAAGAGGAGGGGATGAGTTACGCAGACCGTGCAGAATTCGCAACCTATGTATGCCAGGAGTGCGGATGCGTAATCACAGACCAGGACAAGCCGGAGATGCTCCGCAAGGGAGAGTGGCGGACGGTCAAGGAAAACACCAAGTTCGTCCGCAAGGTAGCGTTCTGGATGAACACCCTGTACTCTCCATTTGTTCGCTTTTCAGAGATTGTAAAGGAGTTTCTGGACAGCAAGGATGACCCGGAGAAGCTGCAGAACTTTGTCAACTCATGGCTTGCAGAGCCGTGGGAGGATACCAAGCTAAAGACCAACGCAGACCTCGTCATGGAAAGACAGACCGAGTACGAGGAACTGGTAGTGCCGGAGTGGGCAAAACTGCTTACGGCAGGAGTCGATGTACAGGAGAATTGCCTATACTGGAGCATCAGAGCGTGGGGCAATTACCTCACAAGCCAGAACATAGCACATGGGCAGGCTTTCTCATTCCAGGAAGTCGAGAGAATCATGAACCTCGAATACCAGATGCCGGATAGCACACCACTGGTCGTAGCACTGGCACTGATCGACTCCGGTAATGACGCAGATACGGTGTACGATTTCTGCGCCAACAATTCAGAATGGGCACTGCCAAGCAAAGGTTCATCAAACCCGATGCTGTCGCACTACAAACTGTCCAAGGTAAATAAGAGCGACAGCAAGGCATACGGCATGAATCTGGTACTGGTGGACACCGGAAAATATAAGGACATGATCGCCGGACGAATGCAGAAAAAGAACGGCAGTGGATCATGGATGGTTTACCAGGGATGTGACAGAGAGTACGCAGAGCAGGTAACTGCGGAACATAAAGTGAATGTCAAAATGGGAAACGGCAAGGTCAAACAGGAATGGCAGCAGAAAACCTCCCACGCAGACAACCACTACTTGGACTGCGAGGTATACGCAACAGCAGCGGCAGATATCCTCGGAGTACGAACCCTGCATCTGAATGAGATACAGGAAAATGAGCAACCAAAGAAACAGGAAACAACCCAGTACACCCCGGAAGAACACTGGATCAGTCAGAACGAAGGGTCATGGGTATAAAGGAGGCAGAGCATGGCAGCAGTAGAATCCAATTACAATGCTTCGGAAATGCTAACCGAAGTAAATAATGCCATTTACGCAGTGCTCGTAGGCGGCCAGTCATACAAGATTGGTACGAGACAGCTCACCCGTGCCGACCTTAGTCTGCTCTACAAATTAAGGAACGACCTCACAGCACAGATTGCAGCAGAGGGTTCAACCAGTTTACTGGACGATACCTATGTCGCAGTATTTGATGGGAGGTAGGACATGAACTGGTTAGACGGAATTATAGGTTTTATATCTCCAGAATGGGGAGCACGCAGGGAAGCATGGCGACAGAGTCTGACTGAGATGAGGAACTACGATGCAGGCAACTACGACAGGGGTAATGCAAACTGGAGGGTGCTCAACCAGTCAGCAGAATTTACGGACCGGTGCAGTCGTGACAATGTCCGAGCGAGAGCCAGAGACTTGGAACGAAACTCCGACATGATGAATTCGGTCATCGGAGCATATAAGAGAAATGTGATCGGTGGCGGATATGCACTGCAGGCAAAGACTGGAAGTGACAAGACCAACGAACTCATCCAGGCAGCCTGGAAGAAATGGTGCAAGAAACAGAACTGCGATGTGACCGGAACGCAGTCCTTCACGCAGATGATGAGAATGTGCGTGAAACGAAAGAAGGTCGATGGCGGAATCCTCATCGTAAAGAGATACACCAAAGACGGATACCTCCCATTTAAGCTTCAGACATTCGAGGTGGACGAACTGGACAACTCGCAGATGCTCCCGAAGAAAAAAGGTAACAAGGTAGTCGGTGGTATTGAAATGAATGAGTATAACAAGCCGATGGGGTACTGGATCAGACAGTATTCCGTGGACGGAATGGCACTCTCAAATCCCGTGTATGTGGATGCGAAAGATGTCATTTTTTTATACACAAAACACCGTCCATCGCAGGTGCGTGAGATGTCCGATATGAGTCCGACAATCACAAGAATCCGAGACGCTAACGAATTTATGATAGCCGTATCGGTCAAAGAGCGAATAGCGGCCTGCCTGTCGGTATTCATTAAAAAACAATTACCGACAACCGGAATCGGTCGTCAAAACGGCAGTGTTCCGGGACCGCACCAGGACTACCAGGGTAAATCCATCGCACCCGGCATGATAAAGGAACTGAATGCCGGAGATGAGATACAGGTAGTAAACCCGACCGGACAAGCAACGGATGCAGCAAGCTACATCAAACTGCAGCAGAGACTTGTCGGAGCAGGACAGGGCATCAGTTATGAAGCCACAAGCCGTGATATGTCGGAAAGCAACTACTCCTCAACCAGACAGGGCATCATCGAGGATGATATGACCTATGCAGAGGAGAAAGAGATGCTGATGGAAGTCATGGACGAAATATATGAGACTTTCGTTATTTCCATGTGGCTTGCGGGAGAACTGGAGGCAAAGGACTTCTGGGAGAATAAGGATAAATACTTCGAGCACGCATGGATCACTGCACCGAAGAAATGGATTGATCCGCAGAAAGAAGCAAACGCAAATAAGATTGCTCTCAATACCGGACAAAAGACCTTCAAGCAGATTGCTGCTGAACAGGGTCGTGACTGGAAAGAGCAGATCGATGAGATGGCAGAGGTACTCGAATACGCAAAGGATAAGGGTATCGACTTAGGAGGTGTGATTTTTGATCAGACAGCAGCAGAACTCTATGAGGACGAAGAACCTGCCAACACTCCTCAAGAGGGAACAGGACAGCAAGCCGGAGAAGAAACCGGGCAAGAAGCAGGCGAAGGCGATGGAACATCGCAAGAAGGAGAAGCAGACAACCAGGGAACTGACGGTTAATTCCATCAGAGCCATGGAGGGCGAGGGGAATGAGCGAAAGTTCATTCTTTCTTTTTCGTCTGAAGAACCATACGAGAGATGGTGGGGAACAGAAATCCTCGACCATTCAGAGGGAGCGGTAGACCTTACACGATTAAATGAAATCGGGGTACTGCTCTATAACCACAACCGAGACAGAGTGATTGGCAAAGTCAATCGTGCATGGATCGAGAATTTACGTGGTATGGCAGAGGTCGAATTCGACAGCGATGAAGATGCAGACCTTATCTATCAGAAAGTCAAGAGTGGAACACTGAAAACCACTTCCGTAGGCTATCAGATAGATTCATGGGAGGAAGTAATGCCAAACAAGCAGTCGGCAGATGGCAGGTTCACAGGACCGGCAGACATCGCAAGAAAGTGGACACCTTACGAAATCAGTATCGTGAGCGTGCCTGCGGACCCAACGGTCGGTGTAGGCAGGGAACTGGAAGATGAAACCGAGCAGGGAACGCAGAGCCGCTCTATTGACTGGTTTGAAAGGCAACTTCAAATAAATAAAAATATTATCAACCAAGGAGGTAACAGACGATGAACAAAAAGCAGCAGAGACAGCAGAAAATGCTCCGTCAGCAGGAAATCGTAAATGCCGCCAAAGATGCAGGCAGAGATCTCACTGCAGAGGAGCAGACAGAGTTCGACTCCCTTCAGAGAGAAATTGAGAGACTGGACGGAGAGATTGCAGCAGAGGAACAGCAGCAGAGAGGTATGACCCCTCAGCCAAACGATCCTCCGCAGAATCTGGCAAACCCGGAAGCAGACACCCAGAGAGCAATCCAGGAAGAAAGAGCCAGAATCCGTTCTATCACAGAACTCTGTGGAGAATTTGGAATGGAAGCCAGAAGCTACATCGAGAGCGGTGCGACACTTGACTCCGTGAGAGAAGCAGCACTGGAGCACGTAAGACAGCACGGTGCTCCTATCTCAGCAAACGGCAGAGTAAGCATTACTGAGAGTGCAGAGGACAAGTTCAGAGCGGCAGCAGCGGACGCTATCGTGATGAGAAGTGGAATGGAACTCCAGAACCCGGCAGACGGTGCAAGACAGATGATGGGAATGACACTCCGTGACTTAGCCATTGAGTGTCTGACCAATGAAGGACAGTCCGGACTCAACAGAAGATCCTCTGACGAACTCTACGGTATGTTGCAGAGACAGTTCTACAATCCGACAGCAGCGTTCCCTGCTATCCTCGACAATGCCATCAACAAGGCATATGTGGAAGGACACAAGACTGTAGCCGTAACATTCGACCAGTGGACAAAGAAGGGAACTCTTAAGGACTTCAAGACCCACGACAACAACTACTTAGCAGGACCGGTAGGCGAGTTCCTCGAAGTGCCGGAGGGCGGAGAGTTAAAGCATGATGTGTTCGGAGATGAGAAACTCCCGACCAGAAAGCTGAAAACATACGGCCGCCAGTTCACACTTACAAGACAGGCATTCATCAACGATGATATCGATCTCTTAACCAGAGTTCCTGCCAAGTACGCAGCGAGCGCAAGAAAGACCCAGAACAAGCAGTGTTACCAGATCCTCGTAAACAATCCGGCGATTTATGATGGTACTGCATTATTCAGCAGCGCACACTCCAACTTACTGGCAAAGGGCACAGGAATCACGAAGGAAGCCGTGCAGGGCATGATCCTCGCACTCCAGAACCAGACAGACCAGTTCGGAGAAGCAACTATCATCAGACCTGCAATCATTATCGTGCCGAGCGGATATATGTTCGATATGTACACGCTGTTCTACAGCCCGACAATCAGCACGTCCGGCAACACGCAGGCAGTGAACCCGCTCTACAGATACAAGGACAGCATCACGGTAGTGGAAGATCCGACAATCAACGCACTCTGTGGTGGTTTTGGAAATGTAATGCCTTGGTGGTTACTTGGAGCAAAGGACGACACAGACTTCATCGAGGTTGACTATCTGAACGGACAGGAGATCCCGACAATCAGAAGAATGGAGACTCCGGGCACATTAGGATTTGTATGGGATATCTACCTCGACTGGGGTATCAGCGTCATGGATTACCGTGGAGCAATCAAGAACCCTGGTATCGAAGTAAAGAACCCGATCGAGTTAGCATAACAGAAGGAGGATGCAGCCATGAGCAAAGCAAGTTACTGGCAGAGAGGGGAAACCCTCGATTATAAAAACACCGGAGCGACTACCATCGAAGCCAATACGGTCATTGAACTGACTGGCAGAGTTGGTATCGCAGGAACAGACATCGCCCCTGGTGCAGAGGGCGACCTTCACGTATGCGGTGTATTTGAGTTTGACAAGACAAGTCAGAACGAGATCACATTCGGACAGCCTGTTTATTTTGATAAGACAGGCATCACAGAAGCAAGCAAGGACGGAAGTTCCAACGCATACACACCTGCAGGCTTCGCAGCCAAGGCAGCGGCCGCAGGAGATAAAAAGGTACTTGTAAAAATCGGATAAGGAGGTGCAGCCATGGAACTGGTAGCAACATACCCTATCCTTTACAGATCACACCAGTATGAAATCGGAGACAGCCTCCCGGCAGACGATGAATCAATGGCGCAGGCATGGCTTGACGCAGGAACAGCCGTGTGGAGCGAAGGTAAGCAGGAGAAAGCGAAAGCGACTCCTGCCACCGCCACAGCAGGACTGGCAGGGGAGTCCAAGAATGGAGAAACCCCGGAGAATGTAGTCGGCAGAGTGCCAAAGACACCGACCCGAAGCAAAGGGGCGAAAAAGAATGGTTAGAAAATCATTCAAAGAAGTCATGAAGGACGATGTGAATAACACCTTCATGAATGTGGATGAATTCGCAGATATGCACACCGTGGACGGAAAAGAAATCCCGGTTCTCGTAGATGACAATGAAATCATCGAAAGAGAAAAGAAGATGAAATCCAACATGGACGGTGTATATGTGAAGCAGAAACTAATCTATGTCAAGGCGGATGACTTCGGACCACTGCCCGCCATCGGTCGGCAGATTGTCTTTGATGGAAAGAGGTACATAGTAACCGATTCCACAGACGAGGGCGGAGTGTACACAATAACCATGGAGGCTAACAGGACGAAGTAATGGGATTGCAGAGCGGAATGATAGAGTTTGAAGTCGACCAGACTCAACTCCAGAGGATAGAACTGAAACTGAAGGACATGAAAGCGAA